ATGTGTTAGGTAGACATATCTATTACCATCTTTGGTAAGTAATTTATCTTCAAACATTTCAAACAGTCCAGAATATGCATCTAATCCGCCCGAATATGGAATCTTAAGTTGTGTGCCTTCAAATGGCTTATTGTATCTAGTCTTCATAACCTTACACATTGCACGGATACCAGCAACATCGGTTGTCTTGTCTCCGTCTTCATCTTCCTTGAGCTTACCCTTCTTAATTGCAACCAACATGCTTGCTGCAAAAACTGGTCCCGAGCCTCCACTAACAACATCGTCTGGACTGAAAATGTCCTGTGATGCATAGGTGTGATTGGTGCATAGCATGCCGATACCTAAATTACCGAACATATTTACACAATTGGTAATCAAAGCCTTTAGTGCTCGTGGCTTATGTCCAAAGTCGCCCTTTAATTCGCCACGCTCGAACTGTGCTGTCTGTGCTTCCACAAGCAACATACCCAAGCTATCAATAACAAAAAGGATTTCTGAACGTTCTGCTTCTGGAATTTCTCTATATTCCTTAACGAACTCACTAATTGTTCGCGCAACATCATCGACCATAGCCATATTAAGTTTCAACAACTTATCTGAAGATGTATCGACCGAAAACTCCTTGAGCCAAGCTTCATCAAGTGCATTTTCTGTGTCAATAAGAATAACAAAGATACCCTGATCCTGTGCATTCTTAATCACATTTGCTGATAACAACGATTTTCCTGATCCTGGTTCGCCTGCAAGAATAGAAACCTTACCTAATGCAATGCCTCTTTCAAAGTCACCACTAACCAAATAGTTTAACGACTTGTTACCAAAACTAATCCAAGTCTTTGGGTCATTGAATCCAATGCTTAGTCCTGGGATATTTTTAGTAAGTGTTTTTCTAAATTTTGATAAATCTACTGATTTTACCATATACTCTCCAATATTTTAACCACAAAGAAATAAGCAGATTCAATTCTGCCTATTTCTATTCTGTAACTTCTTATTTGTTTCTGTTTCTAAGCATAGCAAGGATTTCTTGTGGCGACTTACCAGCTGTTGCTGCTTCTGTCTTCACTTCTTCCTTAACTACTGTCTTTGGAGGATCTGCATCAAATGGAGGATCTTCTGCATCTTCGGCTACCGGAGTTACAACCTTCGGGGCTGTTGTAGGAACCACGGTGCGAGTCTGTGCCGAACGAGCTGCCTTCTTACCCTCACCGCCATCGGTATCATCGTTAGATGAATCGAACCCGAAAGGCTTATAGTGCTGGCTGAACTTAGCTGGATCATACAACTCACCATCCAACGAGTCTTGGAACATCTCGAAGATGATTGCCAACTGTTCTGGTGTTGGACGCTTTGGCAAATATGTTGCCAAGTCTACCAAACCGTATTGCTCGATAGCTGCCTGCATTTCGTCTGTTAGACTAGATTCTTTTCTAGCCCACTTTGAAGTACCGTAATCCGAATAGCCGCCCTTGCTTGTCTTTGCGACAATAAAGTCTGTACCGTTGATATAATCAACTGGACTATTTTCCATATCTGGATCCATTAATGCAGCCTTGATGATTGCAAAGATTTGTGGTCCAATAATGAACTTACGGATTGGATTTGCTGGAGCATCTGTCTCGTTTAGTGGATCTTGCTTTACGAAACCTTGCATGTAGAAGGTACGCTTTACCCAATACTTACGAGCTGTTTCCTTGAGAGAATCATCCTTCCACCATGGTCGAACTTCATTCAAGATTGGGCAAGTGTTCTTGCCATCCCACATTTCAATACAAGGAACTTGAACAACAACTGGTTTGCTCTCGTCTTGGCCTTTAATACCGACAAATGGTAACTTGATGAGTTGACGTTCTGCCCAGAAAAATGTGTTATCTGGATTTGCGTCTGGTAGGAAGCGGTGAATCGAAGATGTGCCTTCGGGGATGTTCCAGTGTGCGTATGTAGTCTTATCGCCGGAACCTTGGCCTGCTGGGGCCTTACGTGTACCTAGTGCTTGTAATTTCTTACGGATTTCGTCTAATGTTTTTGACATGATTTTGTTTTCCTATGCTTTCGTTAATTTAAACGTTGTTATTTGAGTTGCTCGCCTACTTGGGTCACGTTATGCCCTTTCGCGCTCTCTACCTGTAACATTTCGTACAGCAACTAATGTACGAAAATCTTATGTGTTTGTCAAGAACTTCAGTAGAAATTCTGTGTATATTTATCAAAGAAACTCGACAGGTCGACGGATTCTTTGATTTCTTTCCTTACTGTGGCAGAATTTTCTTCTACCTTAGCATTTTCTAATACTTGTGTAAGTACGGCACGTTCAAAATCGTTGACAATACCTTCCTTGCACAACTTTGTTCCAACCTTGTTTACAAATCCTGCAAGCTCATCATTTTCCATCATGCGCAGAGCAAATTCGTTAAGTTTGAATCCTAAACGAGCATTTTCACTCGCGAACTCGAACATCGGAGTAGTATTTATAGCCTCACGACGTAGAACAACTACATTTCCGGCAGCTTCTTCGATGCGCTTGTGAAAGGTATCCTTCTCTTGAACAAGTTGTTTGATGATAGGAAGCACACCTTCAAACTTTTCATCAAATCGACGAATGGTGAAAAGATCTTTCAATCCACTTGTATCATCTTCAGCTAGTGGTTCTCGATCAAATGTTTCTAAACGAGCCTTAGTTGTCTCATAGGTCTTGCTACCGGTAAGTTTCTTAAGCTCGGTTCGCAAGGTTTCGATATTTTCTTTGACTGTTTCTACAATACCGGAACTATCTTCATTGATAAGTTTGTTTGTAGTAACGTAACGGTTGAATGATTGAAGCTTCAACAGATTGTTTGTGCTTTCGGAAATATAAGAACCGACTTTATCCGTCATTATACCACCGTGTGCCATATGTTGAGCCATTGCCCTTGCACCTGGTAGATAGTTCTGTGGGAAACGGAATCTTTCGCCATTACATTCGAGGAAGATTGCACTGATATGACGTGTGCGTGCGCCACGAACATTCTCATCAACTGGAGTCTTATGACGCACCAAGATGCGAACATTCTCTAATGTCTGTTGCGATGTCTTCATAGAACCAAACATTTTACTAAAACTTTCCATAACTGCCTCGTCTACTGCGATTGAATATACTGCGTTACCGTTCTTATCTGGAGATGAAACTAACTTACCATCTGTAACAAGCTTATTCAATACGCGACGTGCTTGATCTAAGTCATGCATTCCCGTGTTACCACATAGGTCGGCTTCGGAGATCTTTCCGCCCCATCTCTTAACTGTCTTCATAATCTCGCCGACTAAATGGTGACTGTGTGGGTTCATATTATTTTCCATCATGGCATCGCCTTTCTTCATTTTAGCTTGATAAGCATAGTCTTTTGGTTGTATTGATTTTCCAAATACTTTAATATTTGAATTCATCATAAATTGATCTGCAAGTTTTCGAATATTTTTCTGAACTCCTAATACAGATTCGTCTGCACTGGCTCCCTTACTAAATTCGACACTATTACTGTCCTCATCAATGGTCACCATGATGTTCGGGCTTATTACAAAAAATCTACGACCCTGTGTAGGATCAGTTGTTTCTGCGCCGGCATCATCAAAAATCTTAACCTGCAGACCGTTCCCTTTCATAAGAGAGAAAACTTTTTCTGCTAGATCGTCCAGTTCAACCATGATAAAATCCTTGTTATGCTTATTTATCAGTTTTAGATAAAAGTTTCTTCACTCTTATAGTTTCGCATCGGCGGGCGAGTTCTTCTGTGGACTTTTTTCTTCCTCTATTTTGGGCAGAGATTTTATCTTGTATTTCTTTAGAATGTCTTTTACCAAAAAATGGATTTTGTTCTCCTGTAAGGCGGCCCTTCATAACTTCAGATTGATGATCTTTAGTTTCTTGTTTGTGTGTCTTACCATAGAATGCATTATCTTTTCCAGATCTTCCGATCTTTGCCTTATGCTCTTCTGTTAATTTCTGACCTTTTAATTTAGTTGACTTACCTGTTCGAGTCTCGGACATCTTACGCTTGGTTTCATCGGAATGATTATATAGTCTTCCGGTACCACCTTCGCCACCATCTGTTCTATTTTCTAATATTCCAGTTTCTTTATCTTTTCTTCCCCACCACCTAATCAGTCGGCGCTCTATAGCGAAGGCCCCAATCTCGGTTAATAATTCTTCAAGAATTACAATCTGTAATTTATTCTTTGGAGTTCTTATGCCAGAATAATGCTGCCAGGCCCTATTATTAGATCCCTTTCCTATATAATAAGGTGTGCCGGCGGGTGCTGTTTTAGAATTATTTACTCTAATATAGGCATATACATAAAAATGATTCATGTATATATTTATCAAATAAAAGATCAACTAAATAAAAACAGGCATCGGGGCATCATAGGAAGACATATCATCACTTGAAGAAACATTGGCATTGATTGCTGATTGAGATTGGTCATCCCATGTAGAAATAAAGTCAGTCATTCTTACCGCTAGAATCATCGCCATAATCAAATCATCTGTTTGTCCAATTCTAGCTTCAAATGTATTACCTCTAGATACAAATACCTTTAGTTCAGACAATAAGCCCTTTGAATTTATCTTCATCTTGCCCGATTCAATCAAGAACTTCAACTTGGCGCAGGCTTCGAGTTTTGACTTGTTGGTTGTAACAAACCCCGAGCGGCGGCCTTGTCTTCCTTGCAATCTATTCTTCGGATCGTGTAGCATTGTGCCGGGGAAGTTTTCCTCACCTGTATCTCGAATAACAACCAGGGCAGCTTCACCTAATGAGTTACTTTCTACCGACCAATATAGTTCTGGTTTTCCTGCTAGATATAGTTCTTCAAGAATTTTCTTCATAGTGCGAACTTGTTCTTCGATGGGAGTCTTATTGCTACTCCATTCCCCGACTTGCACTAACGATGGTAATTCTAAAACCTGAATTGCAGCATTATCGCCACCGGTTCCCATTGATGGATCTAATGAAACCACGTAAGTCATATCGGCTCTGATCGGGGCATACCAACGAACCTGACCAGTCTTACGAATAGGTTGAATAGATTCTAACTGGGCAAGCTTAACTGGATTGATAAGTGTTTCTTCAAATGTAATGAACTGACACATATGTTCACGCAGGAATCGATCTTCCTGTAATGCAGCCATTTCTGAGTCGGCCCAGGCTTGATCTCGGTCTGGGTGGGCCGACCATGTTGCCATATATGGACGAAATCCATTCTTGCCAACAAGAGTTTCGTTGCCATTATCGTCCACAAGTTTATTTGCACCCCACCAAATTTCAGCGAATTGGTCTTCGTCTGTATTTGGTGTTGAGGTAATAATACATTTACCACCGGTTGATAACGTAGGAGATAGTGATGTCCAGAATTCTTTTGCAATATTTGGTTCAACGAACGCAAATTCGTCCAGATAAACAAGAGATAATGACATACCACGTCCTGTATTTTCAGTTGTGGTTGTTGCAATAATACGTGAACCGTTATCGAAGTCCACAGAACGCTTATTATAAGATTTTACACCTGCACGAATATGATCCGGAACAGATTCATAGGCATATCGAACTCTGTGCATAATTTCCTGGGCGCCGTCATACTTATTTGATGCAATAAGTATCGTTGAGTCTTCATTGAACATTGCAAACCAAAGTAGATATCCTGCTGCAACGGTTGTCTTACCCATCTGACGCGAAACCATATTTACAGATTTTCTTGCGTTGTGATAGTTGGTAATCAAGTCATATTGAAAATCAAAGAGTTTTAGTTTTTGTCTACCCTTTGTTGTATGTTGAATATACATATAGTTCTCGATGAAGTAAGTTGGTCCCGTGACAGGATCCATACATGCTCTTAACTCATCGATTTGTTCTTTTGTATACTGTACCTTTGTATAGGCACGTTTTACAAGTTTATCGTCCTGATAGATTGCCATATTTAGAAGTCGTAATCCCTTTCTGGTTCATTATATTCTTGTTCCGGAGGTTCCATATTATTTACTTTATCATTGAATACACTTGCCATAAGCTTTGAATATTCGGCTGGATTCAATAATTGTTTAAGAACTGTTGGATCTATAATTTGTTGAGCTTCGTGCAACGATACTTCTTCGTTATCAATAATAAAGTTTGTATCTGCCGAAAATTGCACAGAATGAATTTCTGGATCGGATGCTACAGCATAGACCGATGATGAAAATGTCGGCTCGTCCCTAGAATGATCCCATCCTGTAGGAGATTCGTCCTCTTCCCAGTCATAACTAACACCTGCTACTACATCAACGTCAAATCCAATTTGTATTTCTTGGCTATTCCTGTTAATCGCTGTAGCAGAAATAGAAATCGGACCCTCGTAGTTAACGGAGTCCGAATCTGCTTCAAAATCACCACCATAGTTTTCAATCCTAAGATTGGAAACCTGTGTGGATTCAGTTAACTTTTTTTTTTGGCTTCTGCTTCTTTCTTTGCTTCTGCTTCTTTCTTTTTCTTTTGCTTCTGTGCAATATATTCACGATCAGATTGCTCGGTGTCAGCAGCCTTACCAGCCTTAGACATTCCGCTTTCCTTTAGGTAGTTACGATACCCGTAAACAAGTTCCTTATGAACCTCTGCGACTTGCATTTTCTTTTGTTCTGGATTATCACCCTGACGAGCCCCAGATGGACCGACTGCACGAACAACAGGACTATCAGCACCATTAGGGAAGAAATCGTTACCATTGGCATCATTTATATCATCATATCCATTCTGAAGATTAAAGTCTTCTTCCATTGGTGCCGGGTCTTCCTGATCGAACGGATCTTGTGCATTGTGGATATCGTTTGGACCATGCATCTGACCTTCTTCGCCACCGTGAACCTGCATAATTGCATCGTGAATGCAATCTAATTCATCAGCATCCAGACCTTCTTCACTTGCACGAGTCATTACGGTGTCAAGAGCTTCTTCGGGCTCTACAAAGGAGCCTATAAGCTGACTAAACAATCCTAGATATTCATCAATCGCTTGTTGGTTGATTGGTGCCATTTGTGTATCCATTACGTCCCCTTCCATAGCACATGCCTCTGCTGCATCGGCGGGATTATCTTGATTACAAGAAATTACCTGTGCCTCTTCATTCTTCATTGCATTGCTTAGTTGTTTTGTTCCTGTATCAGCTTTATTGAATTCTTTTGCTACGCTTGTATCCATGCCGACCTTCTTAGCGAATGCAGGATTGTGAGCTGATGCGGCCATGAAACGAGCTTGTTTTTCTGATGTCGATTTTTCAGCAATAATAGTTCCCGGATCATCAGCGGCAATCTCTTCTTTTGAAGTTGTAATTTCATCTGCAAAAGTATCTTTCTTACTCTCTGTTGTCCGACCCCGTGATGAATCAAAGGCCGAATATGCTGCATTGCGGCCAGCAGTCTGCATATTTGCTTCATCTCCGTTTATGGGGACTTTACCCTTGTGGTCAGAGCAATGAGAATATCCGCTATCACCGGGACCAAAAGACTCGCCACACTGAGAACACGAAATATTCTTAAATTTTGCTTTATTAAGACCAGGAATAGCCATTACACCTTCCATAAGGTTGATCATTTGTCTCATACTTTTCATAACATACCTACCTTTTGTAGGTTAGGTAACTTAATGCGACCAAAAAACCCTACATCGTCTTTCTTTAGATTCTTTGGATCATTAAATCCATCATAGCCCTTGGGTAGTGTGGAGTGATCGGTCTTTGCTGCAGGACTTAGTGGGTTATCGACTGTAACAACCTTGCGTTCCTTACGGACTTGTTCTAGCTCCTTAAGGAAACTTGTATTGTATTTCTCGCCATAAGTTTCTGCTGCTGCACCCGGAGTCTCTTCATAATCACTACCAAGTCGTGTTTTATATTTCTTTCTATATTCTTCCGAGTTTCTATCTAGGTATAGATCGGTTTCTATTTGACGTGGATCATTTTCTGAATATACAGCAAGTTGAGCTGGGGAGATTCCCACGTTATTACATATATATGTTCTAAGAAAATCTAACGATCCGGGGTAACCTAATACCAAATCACAGATGAATACCGCTGTATTCTTTACGTTTGGAAAATCTAAAGGACTTTCCTGAATGGGTGTTTTTCTAAAAGATGATGCCGACTTTAGATCGTATTTCTTAAGAGATGCCTCAAGGCTGTCAACCATTGTGTCTGACATTTCATTAACGGCAAATTTCAAGACATACTTGTATTCTGTCTTTACTTCTGCGACGTAATTTGTAAATGATTTATTTTCTGCCATAGTGACTCCAGTATTAAGACTATTTATCAGACTTTTCTGTTTTATTAGACACTATATATTTTAGAAGTTCATTCCTGTCAAATTCGCCACCGTTTGACCCTTTTCTTTCGCCATTTCCCTGATCTAAGTCAATCTGTTCAGCACGAACTTTCTTAAGTTGG